TGCTTGCTTTATTAAAACTCCAGAGCCCATATATTTATCTTGATGTGGATTTTTATGACCTCTTTTGCCAATATAGATCTTATTATTTAAGAGATTTATTATTTTATATAAGTAAAATTTTTTCATACTACTTATAATTACACTTAAAATTTGAAATTAACAGGAGGTGAGGGGAGTCGAACCCCTGTCTTTATAATATCATCTAAAAGATACTACATGCTTTAATATATTTAATTTATAAGGTATATGGCATATTAACCAACCTATATGCCTTAAAGATGCATACGATCTTTCCGCAATGAATTTTACATGATTTCTAGCGGATCGTCAAAACCCCTGCAATTCAAAACGGAGTTAGAGGATTACCGTTAGGCTCTTAAGCGGCGAGTAAATACTCTTCTTCAAAGCTAGCGAGAACGTCGTCAGCGTTGTTGAAGATGTATTCAGCCTCAGCTAAGAGGTCAGAAGTATTGTCTTCTGCATTTAGTTTTTAATCGATTTTTAAAGAGGCCATCGATTAACCTCTACATGCACTTTTAAATTTCAACTATAAATCGAAAACCTGCGCACCCCCATAAATTTCAAAGAACAATTGCTAGAAAGCTTTTCATTGGCTACCGTGTTTTTAACACGCTGGAAGAAATTTTACTTATTAACTCTGCCTAATCGAGTCTAGCATAAAAATATATACACTAAAAAGTAGATTCAAATTTTTTAATTAAATCTTCAGCGTCATCTTCTAGCCTATTTAGTCCAACTAGAAGCTCTTTAGCTCTAATGCTGTCGGCATAATAATTATCTAAAACCTTATCTTTCATCTCTTTTATAGATGAGACAATTTCGGATACTTCTAAGATATGAGCATAAGTGTCATTCATTAGTCTTTGTAATTTCTATTAATTAATTTAAATCCAAGTGGGCGACGAGAAGAATAACTTCTTGGATATGATGAGGGTCTTACTACAATTCCTTCTCCATCAAGTCCGCTTGGATACTTTTGCTGATCGGCAAGTTCTTGAAGCTTTTGCAAGGGAATTGTCCACAATTTAATTGTCGCGTCCACTTCAAACTTGGCAACAAGGGGGACTACGTCACAATTTAATGAATTTTCACAAAAGCTTTTCATGTCTTCGTAATTCATGTACTTTCTATCTTGACTAATTTGAAATACAAATATCTTAACATCTTGTAATTTAAGTTGATTGCGCTGAATTCCATTGCCGCAAAGCTCCCCCTGAATTACTCCAGTCCAATTTTTAGGAAAAGTCAATTTTCTTGCCGCTTTCCAGAATGTGTTGTTTTCAGTTTCTTTTTTTGAAAGATTTCTGGTGCAAACTTGGGCAAGTTCTCCATTTTCAACAATTAAAGTTATAGAGCTGCCGTCCAACTTTTGGGTAATAGTAATGTGATCGTCATGGTTTAGGACCCGATTTACCAATTCTGGATCGTTCAATCCATTATCCTCGTCTGTTTTTGATATAATACTAGTAGGAAAATCGCCCAATGTTTCTCCAGAAAGATTTGCCGGAATTTCCTTAACATATTTTTGAATACCAAGCAATTCCGTTAAATTTTCTCCAACAACTGTGGTTTCCGCGAATTGCTCGGGAAATTCGCTAAGAGGAATAACCAAACCAGAACTATATTCGCCGCGAAGTTTTATATTTTTAATTCTAATTGGTTTGTCTGGATTTTTTTGATCAACCAAAAACTCTGACCAGCTGTATCTTGGCACAATAGTATCAATTGTGATAAAAATCACTTTATCTCCCTCTTTATGAATTCCTTTTTTAGCAACAACTTGCCAACCAAGAACCTCAAGAAGTTCTAAACTATCAGCATTAGTGTGATTTTTTACACTTTTTATTATTTCAATTGAAGCGAGTTTCATAATACGTCATGAATTATTTAATAAATTTTTGAATAAGATGTCAATGTTTTCCTTATTGAAAAAAAATTATATTCAATTAGATAAACTTTCCTTCTCTTACCCAGAAAATACCAATATATTTAGTTCCTTTTGTAACTGGAAGTCCAGCATGTAGACTATTATATTCAACCTTATTATTTTCATCTACATTTTTCCAAATAATTAATTTATTCTTTTTAGGAATAGCTCTATATGGAATTTTAGGGAAATCAGTTTCTCCGCCTTCAAAGTCTTCATTCAAATAAATGAGCGCAGAATGAGTTCTTTGACCGCCTCTTTTAATCTCGTCTTCAAAATAATCCGTATTGGGATGAAAAAAATCATGATGAGTTTTATATTCGCCCCCAATTTCGTATTTTACGACATGTAGGTATTCAAAATTTTCTACTGGAACATTAATAATTTTAGAAATTTTTTCTCTAAGTGCGACGGTTTCATTATTATCAAGCCATGTGCCTTGAGCTGTCCTGTGGTTATCGCCCGCATTACGACCAAGTACCGTAAGTTTGACTAAGTCCTTACCTGCTTTTTCTAAAATTTTACTTCCTTCTTCATCTGTAATAAAATTTTCTATATTATGTATAATAATTTTATTCAAGATAGATTTATCAGTAATGGTATTTTCTTTTGTTGCGTCTTTAGTTTCTGCTTGATTAATTTCCATAAATTAAATTATTTGTTTTTGCACCAGGAGTCATAATAAGATTGACCCCACCATACTAGTATTTCTTCATCTTTTTGTATATCTTGTACGGCTTTGAATATTGCTAAATTTAAATTTGGATAAAGATCAGAGGTTGCATTTTTTGACTCATTTGATTCTGCTGAATTATATATAGATCCACTTCCAAGTAAAATCATCCCGCTCTTTCCATGTGTTTGACAATCCTGGCATTGGCAAGTGTGCCAATAAGCATATTTAATAATTGATTGATCGTGTACATATTTTCTTTTCCAATCTAAGACAATTGCGTGGCAATATTCTATCGCTTCTCCTTGTTTTATTTTTTTATTTGCAAAAACTCCAAGCCCTTTGCCCGGAGATTCTCTAACGGAGAGATGATCATTATTAAAACCTACGCCTCTTAATCTTGTCCATTCTTTTTTAATTTCGTTGAATTTTATTGAAGCTTCGCTTTCGTTATTTTTTTTTGCTTCTTTATTTTCAATTTCACTATTCATAAATTAATAATTTAGTTAAATTTTTTCATCCCAGCAGAAAATTACATTATTAAATGGCTCAAGCTCCCTGACTAGGTTATGTTTAATTAGTTTTTGCCATATAAAAAATTTATTAGCCAAGCCTCCGCCAATCTGTGAAATATAAAATATTTTATTCGGACGCTTCTCTATTGTTTTTTTTAACTTTTTAAGTTCCTCGAAAAAGATTGGAGAATATTCTTCTGGTTTATAAAAGGAACTCTCTTTGTTATCTGGAAATTTTTTTGTAATAAATCCAATTGAATGAGGGTGATCGCGTAATTTTGCAGCGCCTCCGTGCCCCCATCGCTCCAGATTGTCGCCAAATATAAAGTAAGAATCTGGATTATGATCCAGAAATTCTTGCGTTATATTGATATTTTTATAAATTGCCATTTTAATCTTCCTCGCTAAAAGAGGCGCGCTTATTCTTTTTTTGGCGATCTGCTTTTCTTTGTTTCTTTTGATCCTCCGAAAGAATTCCAAGGACGTCTTCTCTCCATGTTCTATTTGCTTCTTTTCTGCTAATGGGCGGTTCGCCCTTTGTAGGCTTTTTTTTCAGTGCTTTCCTAATCTCCGCCATCATTGGAGATGATTTTAGTGATGGCCACGATGCTGTTATCATAATTAATTATTAATATTTTTGTTTGATTTTAAAAACTATTTGTAAATTTTATATACTCTGAGACTTTTTTAAGATCTTTACAAGAAATTATTTCTTCTTTATTCCATAGTTGAGTTTCGAGATTAAATTTTTCTCCGTAATTTTCTATCTTATTAATTAAGACGTCTCCTTCTTCCTTTTTTTTTGCTAATTTGAAGTTGAAAAATTGCTTTCTAAGATCTTCAAAATCAATTTCTTTGAAATCTTTTGTATTTTTTAGAGCCTCGTAGGTTGAAGCACAACTGGTGGGAAGAAACCCAATCGCAGCTTTTTTGAATTTGAAATTCAAATTTTTTTCTATTGAGTTTAAAAAAGTCAATCTGCTTTCTTCATTTAAGAATAAGCCGTTTACAATCAGATTTTTATTTTTCTTATTTAAAATCTTCAAGCATTGATTGTTTACCTCTTCCATTACCTTGAGTTCGATTAATTTATCTTTTGCGAGCTTGCTTCCAGATATTTTTTCTCTAATTTTATGACAAGAAATTAAAGAGTAATCGGTGTTTTCTTCAATAAACTGATTGCAATATGATTCTTTCTTTAAAGAGAAAGGGCCGTAGCAATATGCTAATATTTTCATATTGTCAATTATTAATTTTCTTTTTAATTCTTTGAATTAGTGAAAAAATTGTTTTGTGTGGAATTTCAGAAATTGAATTCCAGTTTGCGGCTTCTTGAATACCTTCTTTGATAAGCGTATCTTTTATAACTTCAAAAGTTATATTAGCTTTAGCCATTGTTTCTTTTAAAACATTTGACGGGTGACTAGCTGAAACCTGCGTTTCGGTTCCGGATTCAGTATGTATAACTGTTTGATTTTTAGATTCACCAAGCTCGTCACTTCCAAGAATATTAATTCTTAAAAAATTTCTAACCGATCTTACGAAGGCTCTGTTTTCTGCGATAGCCATTAAAAAATCTTTTGCGAAACTTTTAGTATTATCGAGATGAGCATCGGCGAGCGATTCAAATTCTACCTCTTTGCCACTTGTTTCAAAATTTGGCATCCAGGTTATTTTACATGAAACGGCTACGTGATTTTGCGTACAATTAAAAACATTATATTGAATTTTTGAATACCCTCTAATATTTGCCAAATCTTTTATACCACCAAGTAAAATAAGAAGCTGGGAGTCTTCAAGTTCTTGAACATTAAGATTTTTATTTTCAGTTCCAGATGGAAATTTTGACAAATTGGGGACAAGATATTTACTATCAATCATCCTACGCCAATTTACAAGACCGTCTTGAGTAAATTCATAATTTTTACCTAAGAGAAGCCCACTTTCATCTCTTTTGAATTTAACTGGCTGGAAATCGCTGGCGGGCGACTGATCTACTGAAGCGTTATCTTCAGTGGGATTAACAGATGTGGACTCTTCTTCGTTTTTTTTATTTTTTGGCATAAATTATAGATTATAAATATAACAATTTTCTAGTTCTTTGCCTAAGCTGTTTTTATCTTTTATTAAAGATAGTCTTTGCTCGAAAGACTCAGACTCAACTCCTTCAAGATATGCTGTCTTGCTTAGGAAATTTTTTCCATTTGAGTAGATGATACGAGAACTTTTAAACATTGTCAAGTCGTTAATTTTTTCTTTAGCTTTTTCATCTAGGGTTTTGTCCCATGAGGTTTGATCTAATAGATTTATTGGTCTAATATCTAAAAATTTAAATTTCAAATCGTTTATTTGATCCTCTGAAAATTCGTCTTTTATAATTGCCACATTCGGGTTTAATCCGATTTTTATAGCCTCTTTTATAAAATTTATTGATTCTTCAATTTTATTTAAATGTTTCTTTTCTATATGGAAAATAAAAGAATTAATATTTTGTTTTATTTCTTCGATTTTTATTTTTTTAAAATCAAATGATAGAGAGGTAATAACGCAGCATTTTCTGGATGCTATGTTTGCTAATGCTGAATATAAATTCTCATCAGTAATGCTATTTGTTTTTAAATAATCAAATCTAATATTTAATGGAAGACCAGCTCCCTTATCAATTTTTATTATTTTATCTGGAACAAATTCAAGGGCGGTTTTAGAATAATTTTTACCAAAAAATAAAGATTCCAATTTGCTTTCATTTGAAAAATCAGCTTCAGGGAGTGCTAATTGTATTTTTTTAATAATTTCTTCTGGTTTTATCTTATTGATTACCATATCCGGATCCTGTTCGGAATATCTTGGCTTTTTGCCATCAAGTGGCGACATTATTGTAAATTGTTCGCCATTATTCCAATATGGGCCGGCTACCTCTGGTTGTATGTTAGAATATAGCGTGACGGATGGAATTCCAAAACTTGAAGCCATATGAGTGGAAAAGCCATCATTTCCAATCAATAAGCTCGCACCCTTCAATATAAAAGCTGTTTGATGAATATTTGTAACGCCTTGATAATTAATACATTTATTTAAAACTGGATCACTCTTATTTCCAATTTGGATTATTTTATAACCCATCGCCTCTACTTTATTAAAAATAAAATCTATTACATCCTGATAATACGAATAATTTTTTGCGGGCGTTTCGCTGTCTGGATGAATGATTATATATTTTTCAAAACCTATTGGAAAGTAAGATGTATATATATATGGTTTCCCAAGTCTTTGTGGATTAATTCCACAGTTTAAGCTATATGTTTCTAGTAGGTGCATTTTTACATTAAAAATTTATTTTCGCCGTTGTGTACATAATTTATCATTCTTTGGGTGGAGAAATAAGGATTAAAGCATATATCAAACCAGCCTTGGTGATCTCCAACGCCCTCCATTAACAGTTGATTGTCCATCTCTGTTGAATAAGGGATCCATCCTGTGATATTTTTATTTCCATCAAATATTGATTTGAATCGCGGTTCGCACGAAACATATAAATCCCATTCATCATTACGATATATCTCCCTAAGACTTTCGAGTATTGCTGTTGATAAAAAGCAATCCTGAGCCAATCCCGGCATTACATAAAGTATTTTTTTATTATTATTTTCGATAATGAAGTCTTCAACGGAAGATTTTTTATTTTTTTGATTTTCTTCATTTATGTCTTTCTGAGCAACATGTCTAAAGTAATTCTCTATTTGTACTCTGGGAACATTTTTTGAAAGTTCTCTCATCCAGTATAACAGCCCCTCGTCATCGTCTTCAACTATTGTATCTAAAATTAATTTATATAAAGATTTAAGCCATTGTTTATTTTCTTGATTAGGGTCTATTAATGCTGTTGGATTTTTATTTAACTTAGTGGATTGTAAAAAATTTGAACTTTCGTCTTCGTCAATGTATGGAGAATTGTCTAAAAAGTCTTCTACCCGTCTTCCAACGTTTGCTATTGAAAAATTTTGCAAAACCCATTTTCTCGCATTTCTGCCCCACTTTTGCTTTTCCTTGCTGGACATATTAAAAAATACGTCTAATTGCTCCGCTATTGAATGCGGGCATGTAGATGCCTTTATAAATTCGGTCCCATGTTCTAAATATTTATTCCATTTCAAGGGTAAGGAATAAGCCTCTTCTTCACAGCACTCTTCTCCACAGCTGTAATTTGTAACAAGAGTTATAAGCTCTGTTAATTTTGCCTCTTGAATTGGAATTTCCTGCCCGCCGCTCGTAAAAGCATGAACATAAACATCCATTAAATTATATACTTCATTTAATTGGTTTTCCGTTACTCCAAGAGCAACAGATGTTGTATTTTGAGACCCTTTAGATTTGCAGAAGGGGCAATCTTTTGATTCTAATTGAACCGGCTCTTCAATTTTATCTCCATCATCATTTATAATTTTGAATTTATTAGCCCTGTCATCAAAACTTTTAACTTCGTATTCTTTGCATTTTGAACATATATATGTGACTAAAATTTCTTTTGTATCTATTCCGTATTGATCGGCTTGGGATTTTATATTCCAGCCTTCAGATAGGCTAGTATGTAATAGTAAATATGTATTTTTGATATTTGGATTATTTTTTTTCCAAATTTGATATCCCTCCATTAGATTTGGAACCAATTTCCTTAATTGATTTCTGAATACAAATCCAATAATAGTCGCGTCTTCTGGAAGATTATTTTTTAATCTAAGTTTTTTCCTTTCTTTATCGCTTAACTTGAAAAAGAATTTTGAATCAATGGGCCCATGCATTGTTTTTACATGATCATGTCCGAGGCGTTTAAATTCCTTTTCTGCAAAGTTGCTCCAGACCCAGTAATTTTTAATATCTTTTGCTTTTTTAACTGCGGAGGGCAAAAGTGGAAGCGAGTCTAAAGTTGTCCATATACAGCTCGTAATTTTATTAAACCAATTTTTACCTATTGAAAAATCTACGCCCCAAAAATCTTGAACCCCAATATAAATATCTGGCTTTATTTTAAAAATCAAATCATCTACGGTTCGTGATCCATATGCTAGCATTCTGCCTTCGGCTGGATCTTTTGACGCATTGTTTAATTTTATTTGATCAGATGTTACCGCTCCATAACTTTTCCATGGAGTTTGATTTAATTCGGGAGAATTTTCTACCATTCCACAGCAGACATGATGGAGATCGTATTTACCAGTCTTGTATAAATAAGATAAAAGGGTTTTCATTACTCTTCCAAAGCCAGTTTTGGCAAGTGAAAAATCGGAATGAAATAAAATTTTCTTTTTCCTCATAATAAATTATTCTAAATTAGTATTAGAGGTTTTTGTTTTAAACGATTCCTCTAAGCTTAATTTAAACCACTCTCTTAACTTAATTGATTCATCATTGGTAAATCCCACAGAGAAAACATTTTCTTTGTCTTTTGAATCTGAGATTCTCAATCCAAACCCAGCCATTACATTGTCTTTGATATATGGAGAAAACGAAATCGATACACCGCTTTCATTGTTAAATTTATGAAATGTGGACCATTTTTCTTCTTTTTCTATAGCTCTTATAATTCCAGCCACTTCAATATCATTGAATTTTATATTCTTTTTTGCTTTTGGATTATCTTTATTGCCTTTGAAAGATCCGATTTTTTTTGCAGCATCCCAGCTAAACTGCTTTATAAATGATACATAAATCCCACTATCGGCGGGGTTGAAAGATATTGAAACAGCGACACCCTTATTCGAGGAATTGGGCTTGTAGAATTGAATATTATTAAGATTCATAGTTTATTTTTTAAATCTTAATATTATAATTTAGACGACTTCTTCTTCAATTAAATCTTGATCTTTTAGATCTCTTAGTGCCATATATATTTTAGCGCTCTGTATGCCTATTTTTTCAGCATAACAAGCATTGCCATCTTTTTTATTAGCCTTTACTATAAGTACATCGCCTTCTTCCGGAAGTTTTCCAGCATTATTCTGCTTCACTTCTTCTAGTTTGTCTCTTTTTTCACTACTAAAAACAAAACATTCTATCCTTCCGCCTTCGTCGGAAAGTTCATACTTGATATATGGGTTTCCATTTTTCGAAGTTCTTTTTGTTACGTCTGTAACTATTCCAGCAAAGAATAAAGAGGCTTTTTCTTTTGCATTATTGCATTCCTCAATGCTTTGAATATTCTCGTTTTTTTGTTGAAAAATTTTACTAAGGCTTTGACTATATGGCATTCCAAGCAGCTCTTTTTCATAAAAGAAATTTGCCAAATTCTCATTTCGACTGTTCAGCAAATAAATAGTTTTAAATCTTTCGTAATCTCTTTTGATTGTTGAAAATCTTGAATCTTTAATAATTAACTTCCCTTTGTCATCTTTGATTTCTGTGTTAAGTGCTTTAATTGCTGTTAATACGTCTTCAAACTTCTTTTGCTCTATAAGTTGCTTTACTAGGATTTTTTCCTTATCTTTTAAAATATTCCATGTTTGAGCCTCCAAAACCAGTCGGCTACGAGTTTTAGTATTTAGGCTTTCCAGTGCTCCTGCTTGTATCAATGCGGAAAGAACACCAATAGAAATTTTCGCTTGTTTTGCCGCAATGAATAGATCTATTTTAGAATTATAAACACCTCTGAAATTAATCATTTTTTCAATGACTTTTTTACTAATTCCTTTGATAGCCGAAAGACCATATCTAATGTTGCCACCTTCAATTTCAAAATCTTCTTTGCTCTTGGCTAGGTCTGGAGGAAGTAATTTAATTCCAAAATGCTTCATTTCTTGGCTAATTGTACTAATCTCACCAAGACTATCTTGCTCGTTCTTAGCCATTCTAAGCAAGGCTAAAAAGAACTCTTTAGAGTGGTTGAATTTAAAATAAATTGTCAAAGCCGCCATTGCTGAATAACTTATGCTATGACTCAAATTAAATTGATAACCAGCACTATCTTCGCAAACTTTCCAAATTTGATCAGCGGTTTCTTTTTTCAAACCTTGTTTTTCGCATTGTTCGTAAATTTTTGGCTTCCACTTGGCAATTTCTTCTGGAAGTTTTTTTCCAATAGCTCTTCTAATTTCTTCGGAATCCGTAAGAGAGAATCCAATTTTATTAAACATAGCCATCACTTGCTCCTGATAAAGGCAAATGTTGCCAGTTTTTTCCAATACGGATTCAATAACTGGATCAATCTCAGGTTTTACGCCCGTTAGTGCATACGTGGCATATTGGTCAACATAGTCCAAGGCTCCTGGTCTTGCTAGAGCCACAACGGCACTAAGTTGATCTAAGTTTTTTGGTTGTACTTTTTTGCAAACTTTATAGTTGGTGTCTGCTTCAATTTGAAACAATCCTTTTGGATTTTTAAGTTCCTGGAGATGGGCGTAAATATTTTCATAGCTTTCCAAGTCAATACTTTTGTAGTCGACTCCTACCAATTTAGATACCTCATGAATAACGGAAACGCTTTTCAAGCCAAGCAAATCTAATTTGATATTAATCTTTGTAGCCCAATCCATTGTGAAAGATGAAACGGTTTCCTTGTCTGCCGTCAATTCTGTTGGCGTTGTTTTGTTTAAATCTTCATAACTAACAACGATTCCAGAAGCGTGAACGCCCTTATTTCTAATAAGATCCTTTAGCTTCAGGGATGTATCATAAATTAATTTATTTTCATCGCACCAATCTTTAAACTCTTCACTTGTTTCATACATCTCTTCTGGCTCTGCTACTTTGCCATATTTGGATGTAAATAGAGATGTTATTTTATTCATCTCGGTTTCTTCTTTTTCTCCAATAATTTTACCAGCATCTTTAATCAAAGCCTTGCCGGATAGAGTCGATACCGTCAGCATTTTAGAAGTTCTATTTGGGTATTTTTCTTCTAAATATTTTACTACTTCTTTGCGTCGATAATAGCAAATGTCGCTATCAATATCAGCAATCATTTTACCATCTAGGTAAGTTACGCCGTCAACAATTTGTTTTTTGGCCCTAACCTCAGAAACAAATCTTTGAAAGAACAAGCCATATTTAACGGGGTCAATTCCCGTAACTCCAAGTAGATACAACACAAGACTTCCCGCCGCGCTTCCTCTGCCTAGCCCAGTTGGAATATTGTTTTTATTGCAAAAATTAAATACATCCCATATAATCAATATATAGTCAACAAAATCTAATTTTGACAGGGTTTCAACTTCAAATTTAACCCTGCTCTTGTACTCTTCTATATTTCCACTCTCTTGTTTCCAGGCTGGCAGCATTTTCTTGAATCCTTGATTGCATAATGTTTGCAAAATTTCAAGGTTTGTCGCGTCATTTTTAATTCCATATTCCACCCTGTCCTTTGGGTCAAGGGTAATTGATGGACATCTTACGCCATGTAGAGGTAGGGTAATTGATTTGAATTTTTCTAAAAACATAATTTAAATATCTACTTGAAACTTTAATTTATTCCAGACTTGGACATTTAGATGAAGATCATAAAGTGCATCGTGCAGCTTTGATTCATCATAAGCTATGTTGAAATTAGATGCAACCTTTGATAGTGAGTTTTTTGATCCTTTAATGATTTGATTTAATACTTTGTATTGATAAAAAGCAAAATTATTCCCTTTTTGATATGGTATATTGTTAAAATAGCCTTTAGCCATAGCGAAAGTATCAAATATTGGCTTCTTTGAAAGAATATCTGGATACGGTCTTCCAAGTTTATTGTACATGCATTTAATTAAATAAATATCAAAGCCAAGAATGTTATGGCCAACAATTCCATCGCAATTATTTAAATTTTCAGATAAAATTTTTAGAGCATCTATTGGTTTAAGTCCTTCCTTGTCCATCCTTTCTTGAGAGTATGAGTAAGCCATTGCCTCGGCCCCTTTAGAAAATTTGAAATCATCGCCCCAATTAATAAGAATATCTTTTCCTTCGTCAACTGGTTCTCCGCCAACGGTATTTATTAAAGCCATTTGCCACGGCAAATTAAATCTATAATTAAGGCATAGATTTGCAGTTTCAAAGTCAATAAAAAGAAGTTTTACCTTCTTGTTGAATCTAATAAGATTTTCTTCCATTTTTATTCCTCAATTTTTTCAAGATAAGATTCCAAACAAAATTCATCACTACACATATGGTCCAGATTGGGTTTTTGCAATGTTGATTTTTTACCAATGCATCTCATTGTCAAATAGGCAAGAAAATCGTCTTTCATTTCATAATAAATAGATTGGGTTCTAATCAACTCGCACTCTGGATAATTTTTATCCATATGTTTTGACAGAGCCGATTTATAAATTTTGTCGAAAGGCGTTGAATTATCTTCCCAAAAAAATGTTGGACAGCTCCAAAAATCAGGAGGAAGACAGTTGTACATTTTCATATGATTATTGAAAAGAAAACTGTCATAAAATGGAACGCCGATATCTAGCGAGTCATTCCATTCCTGCTTGAGAGTTTTAAAATCCATTCTTGGCAAGTAATAAAAGCCGCGAGACGCCGCTATGGAAAAAATTTTGCTTAAAGCCTCGTACCCGCCCGACTCGGTTAAAAAAATTATATATTTTGATTCAGTTTTTATAGAGGCTTCACTTTTATCGTCTATATCTGCACAAAAAGTCAACCTTAGTCCAAAGTTTAATTTAACACCGCAATCTTTAGAGTTGTAATAAGCCTCTAAAAAACTACTCATATTGTCCTCAATAAGAAAAGAATTTTCTAAATTGTGATTTTTTATTAATTTTAAAATTGACTTTGGACCAGAAGTACCATGATCTTTTTCTAAGGTGAGTATACTCTTATTTAGAGAATAATGAGACTTGAAAGCTGGGATAATCATCGTAGCGTAAGAATATATTTTTTTTAATACTTTTTCAAGGAAAGAATGAGTCGTTGGCTTTAAACGATGGGCAACCTGCGTAATGAGCCTCCTCAATTATCCAATTTTTATTTTTTTTAATTTTTTCTTCAGCGTCTTCTTTTTTCAGATGCGAAGATACTTCTGAGTCTTTTCCTTCTTTGGTTGGGTCTTTCACTTTAAAAAATTTTAATTCATCTCTGTATGGACAAACCCATTTCCCTCTTCCGCACAGCCAAGACTTTTCTCTATCTTTAGAAGCCATGTTGCTTTTGGCGGTTGTTTCATTTAGATTTTTAAGAATGTCCGTAATATATTCTAAGTAATGCTCGAGTCCATCTAATTCATTTTCTGAGAATTCGTTATGTTGGTATGGATCTTCTGGAAAACGCATGAAAAAGAAGCTCGCCTTATACTTATCATAGTTTTTCCAAATTTTTCTAGCAACTAATGAATAAATCATTGCTTGAATATTTGAATCTTCATCTTCTCCTTTGAATTTTTTTGAAGAACTTTTATAGTCTAAAATTTTAAGAGTTTTACCATTATCCTCTTCTGAAAGTCTGTCTATGAAACCCCTTACAGCATATTTTGGACTATCATTTACTATATCAAATTCGTATTCTGAATGAATTACTTTATGATTACTCATATCAATAAATTCAAATTTTAAAGTAACCATTATCATTTCGCATACACTTTCCCAATTATTTTTAATGCCATATTTGACTTTAATTGGTTTTACTTCTTCCGACTTTTTAAGTTTTTCGTATGAAAACTGACGTTCGAGAAATCTTTTGATTGTTGGAATTTTTTCTGGACTTCCAGCTAGCCATATTTTTTTAATATAATGATTGTGCTTTGGTTTCGCAATCAACTCAAATAAATTATGAACTACGGTTCCCCTTGAGGCTCCGCTATTTCCGCTTTGAGGAATTTTTAAATTATATGATGCAAAATACTGCCACGAGCATGAGGTGAATGTTTTTATTTTGGAGGCGCTCAGATAGAGCGGTTTTTCTTCTAGTTGTTCTTCCATTTGATTATTTGTTCTTCAGTCATTGATCCAAAATCATTATATTCTGGAAGTTTAATTATTATCTGATCTTTTGAAAAAAAAGTCTCTAAGTTTTTTTTGAAATTTGTTGCAGCAATATTTCCTGCCCCTGTTTTTTTATTATCAACCGTATCATTATTGAATGCTATTATAATTTTAGCTGGATCTAGCTTGACCAGAGTGTAACAAATATGCTCTAGCGAGTTTAGCCCAAATGAAATAATAAAATTTTTAATTCCGGCTTGCCAAAGGCTCAGGGCGTCACCAATGCTTTCAACAATAATGCATTCATTTTCTTTATTAATATATTCCTTGGTTAAAAACAATGGATAATTCCAATCGCTTCTTTTGCCTATAAGTTTCCATTTGATATCATTATTTGAATATACTGATCTTCCTGCAAATCCTCTTATTTTTTTATCCTCATCAAAAATGGGAAAAACGTATCTACCTGCCATTTTGCCGGTGGAGCATGATCCTCCTTCGAAGTAATCAAGCGTTTCGTTTTTTATCCCTCTATCATTCCAGTATTTATAATTTTTAACAAGCTTTTTTAACAACTCTGGATCAAAAAATTTTACGTAGTCCAAATTTATTTCCTCCTTGTTTTCTATTGAATTTGTAAGTTCTATCCCGTTCTTTTTTATCCATTTTTTAGCGGCAATAAAATTAATACCAAGAGTTTTTTCTATAAGTTGTTCGATATTTCCAAACTCATTTCTTGCGAAGTCAATCCATTTACCATCTTTTTTATTAATTTTTAAAGACGTCTCATTTCCGGAATCTCTATAGAGCGGCTTGGATCTCCATTCTTTGCCCCTATCGTTTAGTTTATATCCTAATTGCTCTAGTATTTGCTTTACGTCTTCTTGATTATAAGAGGTCGTCATTTTCGTTTTTGTCAACGGCTTTTCCATTTTTATCAAAAATTTGATATTTTAATCCGCCTTTTTTCACGAGTGAGTCAAGGCTTCCCTTTTCTTCAACGTTGAAATTTTTAACATCAAAGGATATATAATTGCTAACAAATCTTTTTTCTCCGTCTATGTTTCTTTCTACTAAATCTACATGTCCAGCGGCTTCTTTACCCTGAAAGCGACTCGCTGTAGTAACAAGTTTGTGAGTACCCCAATCTTCTCCATCTTCAGCGATTTCCTCAATTGTCTTTCTGCGAAAGATACCAACATAAGAAGCGAACCACTGGAGTCGGTCTGAGAGCGCGATTGCAGAGGAATCGTCTGAGAAACTGCCAGCTTTTTTATTTTGGCTTTCTCCGCTTCTGTTCATTTGTGTAGAGGTTAATACTACGCAATTCAGCTCTTCTCCAAGTTTTTTAAGTTTATCTGTTTTATCTCCAATTACTTGATACTCCTTCCAGGATTCTGAAACTCCCTCGCCAGTCATTTTCAAATAGTCGTAAGTGATAATTGCTTTCTCGCCTCTGCCAACCTTTGAGTAGTACCACCTTCTCGCAATAGAGAGAATTTCGCTAGTGGTTTTATTTCCAACTTTCAGATGATGAAATTTAAAATTCTTGATTTTAACCCATGTTTGTCGAATTTTTTGGGTCATTTCTGGATTTTTTCTCCAGTTTCCTGTATCGATATACCAAAATGGTATTCCAGAAATTGATGCAATAAGTCTTTTTTGAACATCCAACGTTTCCATTTCTGTATCAAGATATAAGCAAGAAACTTGACCATTATAAACATTATTACAAATTTTATAATTCAAATCGCAAAGCATGGTTGTTTTTCCAGATTTTGGTCTAGCAACAAATGCGTAAAGATTTTTTGGTCTAAGTCCGCCATAAAGCCTATTAAAATCATTAAATGGCGTTAAAAATCCAGAATCATCTACTGGATTGTTTCCAATTTCTTCAATTTGGAATTGAGCATCTTCAAAAATATTGACTGGTTCTTCAAAGAGGTCATAGGCGCTAATTTTTTCATTGTAAATAGCATCAGCGGCAGAAATAATTTGATCGGCACTCATTTCTTCTTTCGCAGACATTTTACTTTTGAGTTTTTCAGCTGTTTCAAAAATTTCCCTGCGGATAGTAAGGGTCTTCAACGTCTTCGCGGATTCAATAAAAGCTTTTTCAGAAAGATTAATGAGACTGAGGCTCTGCAAATATTCAAAAATATTAACGGTATTCTTGAATGTAATACCTAAGTTTTTAATCTTTTCGCTTATTAGAACATTGTCAACATCCTCATTTTGACCAATAGAGGATTTTATAACAGAAAAAATAACAGAATGAACATCGTGATAGAAATCTTTCTCGCTAACAAAGATGTCAATCTCAAAAAATTGCTTTGGATATTTTAAGCAACCGGCTATAACGTGTTTTTCTACAGGTAGTGAATAAATCATTGCCAGTATATAATATTATATATTTAGAATATTGTCAACTATTCTTCTTCATCTTCCTGCGAGTCATCATTGTCATTTTGCAACCCATAAGCGTTCCATATATCTTGTTTGAATCTTTCTTTCCTAACTTCTCTTTCTGCTTCCAGCCAATCAAGAGCAAATGACTTCACCTGAGATTCTTGACCAATTCCGTCAAAACTTTCGTATACCGAAGGTTTATTCATTTCATCTAAAATAAAAATAATATATCCACCACCACTCATCTCTTCCATTTGCGAAAGAATAGATTCTGGAAGCTCAAACATGTGATTGTATTTATCATTCATAAAGTAATATCAAACTTTTTTTCTATTTCTTTTTGATTTAAATCTAAAGTTTCGTAATCATAGATTTCCACTAATTTAATATTATTAATTTCAAGCCATTTGATTTTTTGAAAATCTCTTTTTATTGACTTTATAAAGCCTATTCTAGTTTTGTGAAAAAACTTACTAAAAGATTCGTGCTGTTGCCCGGAAACTTCAACAGCAATCATTTTGGAAAAATTTATCAAATCTATTCGCAGTCTACTCCCAGGAATTATAAATTCTTCGCATACAGTATCTCCTAGCCAAAATTCTTTCAAAAATTGTTTTGTTCTATACTGGGGCACGCTAGCCCTCTCTTTGTCCCATTCTATTCTATATTTAGATGGGGATATTTTTCTTTCTCTCCCCCTTATGTCTAATAGAATCATTAACTTATGCAGATTTCTTTAAATTTGTTAAAGAGATACTTTGTGGCTTCTTCGCTATTCGACAAAGCCAATCTAAGATTATCAATTCCTTGAATGGTTTCTGGAAAAATAATATTATTTGATTTTAATTCTTCAATCAATGAAGGTTCAATCTTAATCCATGCCCCTGCTTTTTTGGCAAATTCCCACATTATCATTAGATCGGCAATTTCATATTCTACCCAAACGGAGTTGCCACCATTTTGGCTGTGTTTGATTGGATATCTAATTTCTTTGCCGTCTTTTTCGTTCGTTGATTTTTTGAATGTAATTTTCGCCCAATGTCCAATATTTTCTTCTTTGCCATTTATTGTGGCAGTGATATAATCGGATTTATATCTTGGGGAAAATTCAAAAATCCAGTCAGAGTAATGCAAGAGAGCGGATCCGCCAGAAGCGTTTGTCAAACGTGGATCGGTTTTAGCATATTGATTTACTTTAACCTCACTTCTAACTTGACTAATCATGGCGCATATATGTCCACCCACGGAAAATGGAAGGGCCATTTTTTTTAAGAAGTGCGAAGAAATTGCCGCGCCGCCGCTGACTTTAACAGCGTCTTCAAAAGTTTTATCTTTGTCGCCCTTTGGAATAAGGGCATCCATGCTATCAATGACGAAAAAATATGCCGTTTCTTCTTCATTGTTCTGAACGAGCTTATGGATCAAATTAGCCGCAGTTTCATAAATATTTGTTTTAAATATAAAACAAGTTCCATCTTCCCACTGTTCGGCATCTTCTACAAATTTAATACCAGATCTATTAACAACATTTTTTGATAATCTTCCTTCGGCTTTAATGTAAAGGGCTTTCCTGCCCTTTGAGGAGGAAAGGAAACTTTTCATAATAGAAAGGCTGCAACTTGTTTTGCCGCCGCCTGAGACACCGCTAAATCTAAGAATCGATGGATGCAATCCTCCACCAACTTCAATATCAAAGATTAAACTTCCAGTAGAGATAAGATAATCCTTATCTTGCACATAATTATAATGTTCATCTTTGTTACTTTTGAGATAACTTGATAATAGTTCTTTTGATTTCATATCTTATATACTATATTATTTTTTTTTAATAAAGTCCATGACTGTTTTTATCTTTTTGGGAATATGAACTTGGTCTTCCCCGTGTTTTTCTTCGGAAATCTCGTAAACTTGAGTTTGATTTTTAAGATCAAGGTGAAATTTCTTATATCTGTCATTTAAATATCTTCTTCCGTCTTCTGTTAGAAACCATGCAAGAGAAGGTATTTGAAATTCCGTACGAGCATGAAACCAGAATTCTGGATTATTGCATTTCTTAACGAGGTCATTCATGATCTTCATTTCTTTTGCCCATGCTATATTTCTATGCTGAGACTTAGGAACTTGAAGACAAGAAATTATAAATTCCGATTTAAAATTTTTATCGGTATATTCTTTTTTATATTTAAATTTAGCCATTATAAGCTAAATAATAATGAGCGCTTTTTAACTTGAAGTCAAATTATTTTTGCTCATAAAGGTCGCATCCTTCACAAGTCTCTGGTTTTAAATCAACTATATTTCGCTTATCGCATTTGTAAACGAGTTTTTTGACATTTCTACATGGGCAGCCATCAAATATTTCTATTTGCTCGTCTGGTCTATTCTTGCATGAATCGAATTTTTCTTGTCCACTCATATTATATATTACACTTTGAATTTAGTTTTTCAAATCATTTTCTACCATTCTTTTTACTAATTCATCAAATGAAATTTTTGGAACCCAGTTTAATTCTTTTCTTGCGAGTGCAGAATTGCCGAGTAAAAGATCTACTTCCGCTGGTCTGTAAAATTTTTCATTTATTTGCATTAAGGTTATGTCGGGCTTGCTGCTTAATACATATTTTTCGTTGATTCCTTCTCCATTCCATGAACCGTCAATTCCTGCGGATTTGAATGCTTTTTCTACAAATTCTCTAACGGTATGGGTTTCATTTGACGATAAGACGTACTCTTTGGGAGTCTTTTGATTTAACATGAGCCATATGCCTTCAACAAAATCCATTGCGTGACTCCAGTCTCTTTTTGCATCAATATTTCCTAATTCCAATGGCGAAAAATAAGATCCTGATTTTATAGAATGTCTTATTCTGGCAACATTTGTTGTAATTTTTCTAGTGACAAATTCGACGCCTCTTCTTTCTGATTCATGGTTGAATAACCATCCTTGAATGGCATATAAATCGTATGAGTCTCTATATACCTTTACAAGCTGTCTTGCGGCGGCTTTGCTTGCCCCGTATGGGCTTCTTGGCTTAAGTGGGTGATTTTCATCTTGCGGAACATATGAAACGTTTCCAAACTCTTCGCTAGATCCAGCTTGATAGAATCTACAAGAGGGTTTGTGTAACCTAATTGCCTCCAATATATCCAAAACAGAAGTTGAATTAGTCTGCCACGTTTGCCTTGCAAAATCCCAGCTGCTTGCCACGAAACTTTGGGCGGCTAAATTTATAAAATAATCTGGTTGAAGTTTTTCAACGATTCTTGAAATAGAATGCGAGTCAGTTAAATCAAAATTCAACAATACAAACCTAGGATTATTGATATGATTTATATTAATATGATTATAAACGCTCAATCTTCTAACTCCTCCTACTACAAACAAATCCGTATTTTTAAGAAGATAATCAACCATGTAACTTCCATCTTGACCCGTTACCCCGGTTACAATGCAGACTTTTTTACCCGAAAGAATTTTATACGCATCGTCTATATTTAGAATATTTGCATTGTCTATTTTTTTACCCATATATGTTTCTTGTATATTGTTCATTTTAGAAAAGTTTATGTTTTATTATTTTATTGCAAATTGATGCATTTTTTATTATTTTCTCTTTTATTGCTAAAAATTTTCACCGTGATTTTTTTCAAACATATGGATAAATGGAATATATTCTTCCATGAATCTGGCTTGTCTTACTTCTGTCATTTTTTTTGTTGGAATGCTGTCTTCTGAATTTAAATTAAAGGTCATTATTGGAAATTCCGAAAACTCAACTGGTTGAAATTTGTTCTTGGAAAAAGCGTAAGAAAAACATGGCTCATCTACAGCTCCATTTTGGTAAAATCTTAACATTCCAAAATTATCATAGTTTAGAAAACACTCTCTTGCGTCGTCAAAAATTCTTTTAAGATTATTTGTTTTTCTAAGAAAAAAAAGTCCGCCATGTGTTTCTTGCGGCTTTATATCAATTTTGGAACAAATTTCGCCCCAATGTCCCCAATGCCATGAAGGATTATTTTTTGAGCCAAGCATTATTAGATCTTGATTTTTATTGATTAAAAAATTCCAAGCTTCATCAGCGCTATAAGAGCATAATACGTCTGTATCTAGTACCATTGTGTAATCTGTGGTTAGATATTTGTATAGCTCTAGTCTAGGCAATAGGCAAAATTTTTCAAAATTCGTTTTACAAGTGTTAAATAACTCGTGGTTTTTTATGTCGAAAATGTGGATTTTATTGAATATATTAAATGTTTTTGCGAAGAGAAGATCTTCAGGAAGAATAACAATGGCGACCGGTCTTAAATCGCCACAGGAGCGCAATGTTTCAATTGTATCCTGACAGTCTAAAATATAAGATTTTCCAAAACATAAGAACAGATAAGATTCACTTTTTTTCATATATCATTAAGATATTGTCTGGGCAAGATGGTCTTTCATGTGTTAAATTTAAAACATTAAAACAATTTTCGAATTCATTTTGAATTGGCTGTACATGGGCTGGAAGTACATCTTCTATAATATATAATCCACCATCTTCAATAAGATCTTTCAAAAGAAAGAATGAGGATATTTGGTCGTTTAATTGATGTGATCCGTCATCTATAATTATTTTAAATTTTTTATTTATAACTTTTTTTAAAAAATCCGCTTTAGTTGCATCGTCGTGAAAAATAAATGTTCTAGAGTTTTCTAAATTTAGATGATCTTTGTTATTTATATCAACCGCAAAAATATTGGCTTTTTCAAAATAATCATTCCACAGGTGAATGCTTTTACCGTTTAAGATTCCTATTTCCAGAAAATTAAATTCATCTTTATAAAATCTAGAAAAAATTTCATCATATATGTCTATATAAGAATGAAATGTTCCTTTGTCTCCATCTCCACATGGTCCTTTAAACTTTTCGTAGCTTTCTTGTAGTTTTTTTTTCATATTTTATAATTGTGTATAAGTGTTGCTAAATAGTCTGCTTTGACAAAGTTTCCGTTCACAACGTGAACAGGAATGTTTGAAACCTCTTCCCAGTGTCCGAACGACAGTCCGTTTTTTCTTGCCGCTAAGGTTGAAATTAAATCCATAAAATAATTTTGAGGAAACTTATCAAACATTTCTTGGAAAAACGAATAATCTTTATCTTTTAATGTTTTGAAATAATTCAAACTAAATATAGTGCCGCCGCAACCAGTGTGTATTCTGTTCTCGTGAATATTTAAATAATCGTACAAAACGTGTTCATTATGTCCACATGGGTTTGCAGGTCCACTAATATCATATTTTGGTTCGATTGTAATTTTTCTATTGGTCAAAACATCTGTTTCTAAAAATAACGTATGAGAAAAGTTTTCATTTAAGCCAAAATTAAAAAGATAATCATAATATTGAGGTCCAAAAGAGCCAACTCCGCAAAGAGTTCGTTTGTGCCACAAATTAGGAGCATTGATAAACTCAATATTGGGAATATGTGCCAAATGCTGCTTGGGGCAGTTTCCACCAGAATTCACTAACTGAATAGGAATATTAGGGTTCCATTTGCTGAAGTTTTCTAATGTGAACTTTGCTCTTGCAAAGTCGTTGCACATAAATAGGACCGCTTGAATATTCATAAATAATTTATATATTTTTTTGCAATATTTTCCCAGCAAAATTGCTCTGCATACTCTCTGATTTTTTCACGACCAATATTTATGCAACTGTTTCGATTATTGCGTATTGATGAAGAAACAATTTCTGGATTATGTATTGAATCTTGGGGTATTATAGTAATAAACGGCAGGGAGTTGTCTAGATTCTGAGAGGCGACTTCTGATACAACTAATCCTAGTCCGGCACTTAATGCCTCAAGGCAAACTAATGGTTGAAGCTCTAATTCTGATATCAAAACTAAATTACAGTAATCCGTTAATTTTTCATATACTTCAGCTCTTGTCCATAGTCCAAGATATTTACTATCTAACGGATTAAATTCTGCAATGGTATTTTGACCAACGAAAAAAATTCCGCTATCTAATGATTGAAGAAACGCTTGATTTTTTCTTTTGTCTATTTTTCCCAAGCAAATACTTGAATCTTGATTTTTTGGTTTTGCTTGAAAATTGAAAGCATTAAAATCTACACCATTGGGAAGTACTTTAATTTTTTGTGGCGAAATTCCTACTCTCAAGAGAAAATCTTTTTCCCATGTGGTCAGAATAAAAAACTCGCAATCATACAAAAAGTTTCTTATGACCGATTCGTGGAAATTTTTTGAGGATAAGAAGCTGCCATCGTGATTTGTTACAATTTTTCTACATTTTACATATGGCATTATGTCGTAATGCGCCCCATAATGTAGATGTACTATATCGGGATTTATTTCGTTAATTTTTTCTAGAGTTAATTTAGAGTCTGGCTCATTAATAATTGAAACATCATAGCCAATTTTTTTCAAATTAAAATATTGATTCCATACTACTGTTTCTAGGGCGCCCCACCCAGACGGAGGGACGCTAATTTCACCTGGAGCTATAAAGCAAATTTTCATATTACTTGTGAATAAAATAAACGTCTTCTCTGTGGGTTTCGTATTTTTTAAAATTACTAGTAAATGGTTCTCCAATTAGCATTTTTTTATCTGATAGCAGATCTCTAAAAACATATTGACCGGTCCACATGTCGGAATTAAAATCCGTATTACCGAGCTTAATTCTTGTTTCGCAAAATTTATTTAAAAATAATAAAATATTCTCATAATTTCCGCCAATAACCCCCATATTGATTAATTCAAGTGTTTTTTGAAAAATAGAAAACCAAACGTAATTTTCCCATTGTGCTTGTTGATGAATTTGTAAGTATGGAAACTCATTAAGCATAATGCTATCTTTGCACGCAAATAAGTCTACTTCTGGATTATCTTTAATAATTTTGCACGGATCTTTAACTACCCTTACATCTGAACCGTCGGTCAAAAAAACACAATCGAATCTATTTTCTTCTAAATAATTTCTATAACAAAAAAATCTCCAGTCGTTATTCGAGTAATCAGATGGTGTAACCTTGATAAATTTTATTTTATCTGTGGTATATTTGTTTAAAAAATCTTCAGATAGATTGTCATGAAAAACTCTTCCTTCTAGATTTAATTTGTTAACAGAATTATACCAAGGCTCAATGTATCGGAAATCATTTTGTAGAACCCTGCCATCATTGCCGCGACCGATAACGCATTTATCATTAGGATCATTAGGATGCTTTTTAATTGAAAAGTAAGACGTTAAAATAACAGAATTCATGCGAAAGGTTTAAATATTACTTAGCTACTATACTCTTCAAAATTAACAAGCAATGGATTAGATCTTCTTGTGGATTTAGAAATTAATTTTTCTTTATATTCTGATTCTGACATAATAATGATATATCCATCTTTTACTGAATTTTCAGTAAAGGTTTGGTCGTCTTTATCGGTCTTTACTATAAAAGATTTTAATTCAAGTTCTGAAGATCCGCCTATGTTGCTTTCATCTACAGAAAAGCTGGAAATTTTTACCTTTATCATAAGGTATCATACAATATAGCATATATAAATCAAAAAAATTTATTAAATACAATTAGTCTTATGTTGTGTTTTTTTCAAAAAGCTTTTGAATATCTAGTAGAGCTTTATCGTAAATGGACTGATAATCTTCAGTGCTTGGAAGGGAAAAATTAGAAATCGCGCTCAAGAAATTCATTTTTTCATTTTTAAGTTGATTATTTATTTCTAGTATTTCTTTTTTTGATTGCTTTTTAGCGTGCTTGTGCCACGTTGAAAAAAATGTTTTGGCAAAAGGTGTACTGCCTCCGTCGTCAAATTCTGATAAATTTTGGTCTCTGTTTCTGCAGGCTTCATTGAATACGAAAAAAATCATGCTTGCCAATAGATCTTGGGTAAATCTATTTTTCAAATCATCAAATAATATACGATTTGAATCTTGAAGATTTTGCTTTAAATCTTCTATAGACAAATCATTTGCTCTAAAGTTTATATCGTCTTCTTCTGATTGCATGTTTGTTTATTTGTAGTAAATAAAATTACACAATAATTAAATTTATATCTTTTTTGTTAAAAAAATTAATCTCCAGAGCTTCCATAGCCACCGGATCCCCTGCTAGTCTGATCTAACTGTTCCTCTATTGAAAATTCAACATTTTCATATTTTTTGAAAATCATTTGCGCTATTCTGTCCCCCTTTTGAACTTTAATGGTGTCATACATGTCAGTGTTTAGAATAATAACGCCTATTTCCCCTCTATAAGACGGGTCTACTATTTTCCCTAGGCAATGCGCGCCTTTTTTAAAAGCCATGCCGCTTCTGTCAGAAATGTGACCGTAATAACCGGATGGTATGCTCATCGCTATTCCGGTTTTGATGAGCTTTCTTTCCATGGGCTTAATGGTTACGTCTTCGCAACAGTACAGATCATATCCAGCGTCATCGTTAGATGATTTTGATGGAATTTTTGCATTTTCATTAGTTATTTTTATGTTTATATTCATGTATTTACTATTTTTTTTATTAAAGTTGATAATGCGTTCTTGATCTTAAATTGCTAATTGGCTCTTTTTTTTCTTTATTTTTAGTAATTTTGGGACATCTAACCATATAAACTATGATTGTATCAACTATTTCCAGTAAAACGGCTAATAAAAAACATACAATTGCAGTTATTTCTCCGCGAAATAATGCGCCAAAAGAAAGCTGAATAACATCATCTGATTCAAATTTTATATATTTTGGCTCTGTTTTAAGTTTTGAAGATATTGTATTTATTGAACTGTTCAATTTAATCGAGGCTTCCGCGAGTTCAATTAATGTCTGCGCTTTATTAGCCTTTACTACCAATCCGTCGTCTCCAACTAAATTATCTATTGATTCTATCGCTTCTTTGAGAGAGTTTAGTTTATTTTCGTTTTCTTTTTTTAATTTGTCTAACTCTTTAAAATGATTTTCTTCTAGAGTTTTTATTTCTAATTCTATAGATGTTTTTATTTTTTCGATTTCTTTTTCTTTGTTTTCTTCTAGTTCTTTTTTTTCTAACTCTACAGATGCTTGTTCTTTTCTTAAATCGGATTCAAGCTCAATTGATCTTGGACCATTACCAGCCACTCCTGAGGTAGTTTTTCCCCTTACCCCCTTGGTTTCATCCAATACGGCTTGTTGTGCTTTATTGACTCTTTCGTTTAATATTCTAGATTTGGAATTTATTTTTTGTTCTATTTCGGAAACCGCTTTATTTAGTTTATCGTTTGCTTCTTTTGATTTTATATTAAAAGATTGTTGCTCATCTGTATTTTTTATATTTGTGAGATTATTTAATGCTAATATTTCATTATTTATATATGTTCTTGCTTGTTTGTCAAAATAATTAACAGTTTCAAGTACTTCGAATTTTTTATTCATTAACTGTTGTTTAATGCTAGTTTCTGAATATAATCCAACAAAGTCAAATATAGCTGGAAGTAAACTTATCAATATACATAAAATGGCAATTTGATACGTAAATACTTCTTTTCCATACATTATAATTTTAATACAATATGGAAGCCCAACAACAGCCAAAGAAGAAAGAAATATTAAACCGCTGCTCCAATCTGTTAATATCAACCCTAATGCGTGATAGGCAAATGCTATCGACACAATCATCACAATAATATAAATTAAATTTAAACTTTTGGATGCAAATACATTCCTAGTTGGAAAGCCGAAAACGGTTTGATGAAGTTCGTTTTTGTCTTCTTCTGTATTGGTTATTATAGTATCCATATGGTTCATATTGTTTATTTGTCTCATTGATAGATAAATAAATGACCATCAGGTTTACACTTAATTATAAGTATTAACTTTCACAACTTTTACAGGTTAAAATCGATCTGGCTAGTTCTTGTGCTGGATTTGCGCTTCTCTGATAATATAGAGATTTGATTCCTTGCTCCCATGCGAAAATCATGAGTTCGTTGACCTCTTTGGGCTTCGTGTTTGGTGGAATCATTATATTTAAGCTTTGCCCTTGATCGATATATTTTTGACGCTGAGCTGCTTGAATTATAATTTCTTTTTGCGAAATTTCACCAAACGTTTTAAATACCTCTTTTTCGTTTTCGGATAAGAAGTCTAAGTGCTGAACGCTACCACCTTTTACTAAAATCGACTTCCAGATGTCGTCGTTGTCTTTATCTTTTTCTTTTAAAACATTTTTAAGATATGGATTTTTATATGTAAATTTACCCTTTGCTAAGTCTTTTACAAAATAATTGCTGTTTAGCGGCTCTATACTTGGTGATACTTGACCAAGTATAAAACTAGAAGATGTTGTTGGAGCTACTGCTAGTGTAGTTGCGTTTCTTCTATTATATCCAACTAGTAGCGGAGGCTCGCCATGGGTTCTAGACATATCCTCTGATGCTTTATCGGCTTTTTTTCTTATAGACTGCCAAATTTGATTATTTAGCATTTTTGCATCCATCGATTCAAAACTAATCATTTTGGATTGTAGTAAAGAATGCCATCCAAGAACGCCAACTCCTATTGCTCTTTGATTTATGGCAAATTTTCTTGGAGCGTCCATGAATTTCATTCCTTCGGTTTTTTCTATAAACTCCGACATTACGGCGTCTAAGAAGCAAACTAGGGTTTCTACCGCATCGGTATCCTTCCATTCTTCCCAAGTTTCTAGATTTAGTGAAGAAAGGTCGCATACAAAAGACTCATCTTCTGAATTTGAAAGCATAATTTCGGAACAAAGATTAGAATTATTAATTTTCATTCCTTTATCTTTATAGACCTGTGGAGATTGATTGTTTGCGTTATCGCTAAAGAAAATATATGGATATCCAGATTCAAAGCGTTTTTTAATAACAAGCCCCCAAATTTTACGAGCATCTTTGTCTCCATCAATCATCTTTTTCATCCATTCGTCAGAAACAGACACGCCAATAGACATATCTTGAATCTCGCTTCCCTCTGATTTTATTTTCAGAAACTCTTCTATGTCTGGGTGATCAATTGGAAGATAAGCTGCAAATGAACCTCTTCTTACGTTTCCCTGGGAAACTACCGTCATGAGCTTGTCATAAAGTTCCATAAAGTGTACGGAACCGGTAGATTCTCCTCCAGATGAAATTGGTGCGCCTCTTCCCCTAAGCTTTCCAAAATAAGCCGAGGTTCCTCCACCGTGTTTTGTCATAACAGCAGTTTCCGAAACTTTTTCCATAATGCCTTCCATTGTGTCTGGAATATAGGAACCAAAACATGAGATTGGCAAACCCCTTTTGCGACCGAAGTTAGACCATATTGGGCTAGATAGAGAATAAAATCCTCTAGACATATAATTATAAAATTTATCAGCAAAGCCGGTAATTTTAAGATAATTCTCAGCCGCGCGCGCAATATCTTGAATTCTTTGCTCGGCAGTTTCGCCTTCTGTCAGATACCCCCTTTCAAGAAATTTTCTTGAATCTTTATTTAACCAATAAATGTCTTTATTCATTATTTTTAATAAAATTAATAATATTATTTTTACTCGGATGAGTTGAAAATTTGCTTACTGCTTTGCCATTTTTAAAATAAAAAATAGATGGAACGTTTCTGACTCTCATTAATTGGGTAAAAAATGGAGCTTCGTCAATATCGACTTTGGCAATCTTTGTTTTTCCATGCTCTTCACTAGATATTTGATCTAAAATAGGAGAAATCATTTTACATGGCCCGCACCACTTTGCATGAAAGTCTATAAGTAAATTATCGTATTGATTAATTGAGGATTCAAAATTACTGTCGTTTATTTCTAGTGTTTTTGTCATATTTTAAAATAGATCGTCTTCAGAAAATGATTGGCTCTTTTTTGAATATTCTACGGGTCTTGAATGAAAGAAATCGGTCATATTGTTTCCAAGTAACTCTTCTTCAAACCACATTGTAGAAGAAATAATATCTTTATTAACATCAAAAGCGGTTGGGAAACCAATCATTTTTAAGGATTCATTTATTCTATTTTTAACAAATTCTTTTAGAATGGTAGCGTCAAGACCCTCTTCTTTTATTCCATTAACCATCCAGTCAATAATTTTTGCTTCCGACTCGTATGCTTCTTTCGCTTCTGAAAGAACTTTTCCAACGAATTCGTCATCGAAGAGATCTGGATATTCTTCTCGAATTGTATTGATTATTTTGGCTCCTACCAGAGCATGAATGTTTTCTTCGTTGCGCGTGTATTTTACTTGTTGATCCGTATCTTTAAGAACGTTTTTAAAACGGGCAAACCAATTAATCACGTAAAATTGAGAAAATAACGAAACATTTTCAACAAATAATGTGAAAAGAGTCAAAGCATAAACATACTGCTTCTTTGAATCTTTATAATAGCGATGAGTATATTTTTTAAGATACTTAACTCTTCCTTGAATCCAATCAAGTTTTAAATTTTTTTCGAAAATATCTTCCAGACCAAGCGTTGATATTAATCGCTCATAGGCGTTATTATGAATAACTTCTGTATTCGCCATAACATATCCAAGATCCTGCAGAGCTGGATGCGGAAGATTTTCGCCAAGTTTTGCCCAAAAGGTTTTTACGGCAATTTCTATCTGCCCAATGGCAGATAGAGTTCGTATAATTATTTCCTTTTCTTGCTCTGTTAGATTTATTTTGAATTGCTGAACATCAGACTTAAATGAAAATTCCTTATCAGTCCAAAATCCGTTATGCATACTTTCTATGAACTTTTCAGTCCATGGATATAAATTCGGTTTCCTAGAAATCTGTTCTTCAAAAATCATAATAGTATTATTGTTGAGTAATAAATTACAACAATTTTCTTTTTGGGTCAAAGAAATAATATTAGATTTAATATAAATTAAAATAATCCTTTTTGATAGTGTACGGATTATTCTTGAATAGAAATACCAAATTTTTTTAATTTGTTATTTGCGTTCTCTAATTTTTCTGACTTTATTTGACTGGAGTGTTTGACGCCATTATCCTTCTGATAGGAGGAGTAAAAATCCCTTAAAACTGGATCGTTGTTTTGCCCGCCTCTTTTCTCGCTAAGTTCTTTGCTCTTATTCAGCAGATCTCCTATTGTGCCTTTTTTGTTTCTAGTTTTTTCTGCAAAATCTTTTGATGAAAAGGCGTCAATTTGAGAATCAATTGACATATTAGGAGAATAATAAACTCTTTTATATTCTAACCCGACTTCATTAAAGAATTCGTGCTTTTCATTCATGCTTTGAAATACGTCAATTACTTCTCCAGTTTCTGGATTTTGGAAACTATATATTGGCATTAGCTATTTAGAATATTTAAAATATTGTCAGTTGTTTTTTCCCAAGTAAAAATTTTTGACAATTTTTCTCCAGCTTCGTTATTTTTATTTTTTTCAAATCTTTTTTCTGACTCTTCACACGCTGCTATAAATTCGTCTTCATTCCAATCGAAATATGAACCCTGATTAAATTCCATTCCTTCTCTAAAGAAAACGCCATCATAACATGGTATTTTGCCCGACGGATTGACTAAAACAGAATTATCTGAATTAGCCCAGTCCTTATAAACATGAGCATTCAAAATTACCGCATGCTTGCCAAGGCACAAACTTTGAAATTCCGGTAGCCCCCACCCTTCTCCAGCAGACATTCCTATTATTATATCGTTACTATTTAAATAATCATTATAAATAGCATTAGACGGCATAAAGTCTAAAAAATTAACATTGAAATAATTTACACCGCCAAAAATATTATTAATAGCAGAAGACTCTTGCTCCTGGGTTAAGAATGGATTCCTAATAGCGCAATTGAGCATGTATTTCGGATTATTTCCATATTTTTTGACCCACGCAGACAATACCTTGTGATGTTGTTTTCTTTTTTCAAGTTTTCCCGCTAGTCCAAAAATAATCTTATCACCTTTATTTTTTATTTCTTTTTTGAAAAACGACTCGGAATCGAAACCAAGTGGGCAATATTCAATATTGCTGCATCCATATTGTTCAAATATATTTTTTGCATATTTTGAAGATACAATTAATTTTTTTTGATTATTAACAATATTGATTTCCGTACTAGTAGGATTATCTAATTCATAGAATGAAAATAAAAATTGATCTCTTGATAATGAAGCCAGGGAACCATTTATATGCCAAAGTTTAAATGTTGGGTTTTCTCTATTATGCCTCTTTTGAAGAAGAGAGGTGTTGCTTTTAATCCAATCTAAAAATTCCGAACTAATAGTCCCATCAAAAGCTGAAAAATCAGCCTTATCACCTATTGGTGAGATGGTGGGGTTAATTTTCTTTTTAAAGAGTTCTTTTAAAAAATTTATAGAACAATTTCCAAAAGAAAGATTATTAATCGGAACTTCTAGATTAAAATTTAGCATTTTTATTAAAATGGAATATCGTCAGTTGAATCCTGTTGATTTTCAGTCGTGTCTTCTTTTGTTTCTGCATTTGTTTGCTTCGTTTGTTGGGAAGCTGGAGATTCGGAAAGATAAATCCTATAATCAGGAGAAGACTCGCCTGGCTTTTTGTAATTATTCTTAAATACAACTACGTTGATTCTGTTTTTATTTTCATCAACAACGTATCCAGAAAGAAAATCAGCCCCGGCTTTTGATTTCTTAAGCCAAAGAGCGCCCCTTTCGAGATCTCTTGAATTTTTGTTTTGCGTATTACTCGTTTGTGTATCGTTGTTCATTTTTATTATATGTTAGAATGTTAATATAAGTAAATTTTAGTTCAAGTCAAATATTATTTTTTTATTTTTGCATTTTTGTTTAACCATTTTAATAAATTTATTATGCCAGTTTATCACGGTTTGTACGGTAACATTCATTTCTGAAGCAACATCCGTGTAAGTCTTCCTATTTTCATCGTTTGAAAAATATTTTATTTCTATGCATTTTTTTATTTTTTTATTAGATAGCGAGCCTAATGTTTCTTTAATAATTTCTATAATTGCGCTTTTTGTATCGTTTACTTTTTCAGAATCAGAGCTTGTCAAATTTGAGCTTTCGATCGAATTAAAAAGTATCGAATCATCAGTCGGGATTAATTTTCCATATTTATTTATTGAATTTAAACAATAATACTTTGTTTGATTTGCCAGCCATGTAGAAAATTTACTACCACGGCTTGGATCGTAGGTTTTCGCAGAATTATAGATAATGTAATCTTTACTTGAAATTATATCATCTGAAACAAATCCAGAAACATTCGGAAGGTTTATGTATTTTTTATAAACATCAACGCATATTCCGCTATGTTTGTCTATTAATTTTTGTATAGAATTATTGTCTCCATCTTTAGCTAGATTTATTAAAGACAAGTCTTCTTCTAATTCGCTTAATTGTGTATTCATATTAATTTAGAATATAATAGATCAAGACATTTTTGGCTTTGATTTTTTAATTCATTTTTGTTTCCATTTGTATTCCAAGTCAGCTCATAATCGGCAACCCTTGATATTCTTGGAAGGTTTTCTGATTCTGATTCGTGTGCCGCCGTATTAAGAATGCCATTTTCCATTATTCTAGAAACAGTAATAACCATATTGTTTTTATATGATCTTATAAAATCTACCTCGTCAAATTCGTATTCCTTGAATCTCAAATCTGAAATTATAGCGACTGCGCCCCCGTTTTCAAAAAAAGTATCGATTTCTGGTTTTAGCTTATTAAGCCAGTAAGTTCCGCTAGAAATATTGCGCTGTACCTGACCATATGCAATTAAAATCGGTCTAATTTTTGACTTCGTTTCCGTGACTTCTGAAAATGAAGATATTCCAATTTTTGACAAACAAAAATCATCAATGTCTTTTTTGAGAGCGTAGGCGAAAGAAAAAATTTTTGCCCTTACTCCTTTGTCGGTTAAGGAATCTCTAATTATTGACGCCAGAGTGTCCTTACCAGATCTAGCATATCCAGAAATGCCAATAACTGTTTTTGTTTTTAATTCTTGCATTAAGCATGCATAGCGTTTTTTTAAAAACGAGTCAAATAAAATTATTAATTTTTTACGGCCATACTGCGGCGTGTTTATTTTTTACGTTTCCATATGGAAGCTCCATTTACATTTCGTGATTTCGTATTTTTAAGTTATCCAAAAGCGAAACATAGTTCAATGAAAAATCCGAGCTTCGCTGCGCTCGCTAGTTTTTTTTAAAAAAAAAGAAGAAAAGGATGAACCGTTTGGCACGGTTGAAGACGTTATTATAATAGATTTTAGGGCCCGTGTCAAGGTTTATTTTTAAAAAATAACAAAATGAGATATAATACAAAATGGAAAATATATATATCTATTCAGCTTCTTTACCAATCTCTGTGGGATGCATTGTATTTTTGATACAGCAAACTAATTTCCTATATGAATATGCATCATTATTTTTAAGACTAATAAATTTTCAAGAAATAGGAAAACTATTAAAATTTGATACTTATGAAAATTCTAGCGGATTTGAAAACTATATAATGTTTATAGGTTCAGTTTATGGAGTAAAAAATAATACAATTGGCTTTCTTTCAAGACTTATCACTTGTTTTATATGTCTCAGCTGCCTATTATCAATTTTATCTGTACTTTTTATTACAAAGTCTGTAGTGTTGATTTTCCCATGTTTTTTATTTTCCATTATTACTTACTATATTCTTTTTTCAATCAAAAAAAGTGTATTTTCTTGAGTATGAGTGTAATTTAAATCACTAAAAAATCAAATAAATATAAAATTATGCCGCTCCCAAAACCTAAAAACAAAGAAAAGAAATCTGATTTTGTATCTCGCTGTATTGGAGATACACAAACGGGAAAAGACTTTCCAGATCAGAAGCAGAGAATTGCCGTTTGTTATTCTCTTTGGGACAAGGCTAAAAAAGACGCTTCCGCTTCTGTTGAGTTGAACGACGATGAGTTTTTGGTTTTCGCAGAGTCGGAGTGTCCAGAGTGCGACGAGACCGTTAAAGCAATCGAAGAAATACTTACATTGGAAAATTTATATATTCCAACCACTGAAGAATATCTTAGCGCTGAAGAAATTGATCTCGAAAAATCCGAATTTACTGAACTCAATGTAGATAAATATTTTAATATTGAAATTGTAAATGCTGCAGAATATCAGGGAAGAAAAGTCACACTAAATAAACCATTTAGAACCCCAGATGGTCCAAAAAAATCTGCTGTATATGTAAAAAATCAAAGTGGAAAAGTTATCATTGTAAGATTCGGTGATAAAAATATGTCGATCAAGAAGAATATTCCAGCAAGAAGAAAAAGTTTTCGGGCTCGTCATAAATGCGATCAGGCAACAGATAAAACAACGCCAAGGTATTGGGCTTGTAAAAGTTGGTAAAAATGGAAAAAGAAAACACATCAAGGGATACAAATTTAAATACACTAATTGAAATCATGAATAAGAACTTCTCAAAAACAAAAGAAAACGGAATTGACACATTTGTAGTATCTTTCAATAAAAAAGAAAATATTGCCAAATCATCCGAAGATGAAACTCCAGAACAAGAACTAATGGACTTAAAAGAAGATCTTTCCGAGATGGTAATTGGCTCTATCAACGCTATAAAAACCCATGCTGACAATATACTAAACAACCTGTCAAACGAATCTGTTGTAGAAAATCTATCAGAGCCGTTTTTACAACAAATGGCGGCACTCGCGGAAGATTATGTTTCAACCATCCACAACTACGTGATATTTAGCCAAGAACCGCCGGAAGAAATGGAAGAGGCAGAAGCCGCAAAAAGAAGAGGCTTGTGGGACAATATCAGAGATAAAAAGAAAAGAATGGGTAAAAATTATAAACCCGCCAAACCAGGATCTAAAGATAGACCAGATCAAAAAGCGTGGGAAAAAGCGCAAAAATAAAAAATAAAAAACACGTGATTTTTATTCAAATAGCATCATATAGAGACCACCAATTAATTCCAACATTGGACGACTGCATTAGTAAAGCTAAATATCCAGAAAATTTAAGATTTGGAATAGCGTGGCAACGCGGAGAAGACGAAAATATAGATAAATATAAAAATGATTCCAGATTCAGAATAATTGATATTCCTTATCATGAATCGAAAGGAGCATGCTGGGCTAGAAATAAAATACAAGAATTATATCAAAACGAAACATATACCCTTCAACTAGACAGTCATCATAGATTTATTGAAAATTGGGACGAGGAGTTGATAAATATGCTTGAAGCGCTAAGAGCCAAGGGTCATAAAAAGCCTCTTTTAACCAGTTATATATCAAGTTTTGATCCAGATAATGATCCAGCCGCAAGAGGAAAAGTTCCGTGGCAGATGAATTTTGATAGATTTATTCCAGAGGGGGCTATTTTCTTTTTACCAGCTTCAATACCAAATTTTGAAAATTTAAAAGAACCAATTCCGGCTCGTTTTTATTCTGCCCATTTTTGTTTTACTGATGGAATATTTTGTAAAGAAGTTCCACATGATCCAGAGTATTATTTTCATGGAGAGGAAATTTCAATAGCAGTTAGAGCATTCACATGGGGGTACGATTTGTTTCATCCTCATAAAATCATCGCTTGGCACGAGTATACCAGAAAAGGGAGAACCAAACATTGGGATGACGACAAAGAATGGGGCAAAAAAAACGAAAACTGTCACAGGCGCAATCGCAAATTATTTGGAATGGATAACGAGGTTCAAGATATAGATTTTGGCATTTACGGATTTGGAAAAGAAAGAACCCTTTTAGATTACGAAAAATACGCCGGAATATCTTTTAAAAAGCGAGCCGTTCAAAAAGAAACAATAGATCACAAAAATCCTCCTAATACGCAATACGAATCTGATGAAGAATTCAATAATTCATTCTTGAAAATATTCAAACATTGCATAGACGTATCATACAAAGACGTTCCCGAAAAAGATTATGATTTTTGGGCGGTAGCATTCCACGGGACAGATGGAAAAGAATTATATAGAAAAGACGCAGATAAAAGCGAAATTCATAAATTAATGAATGATCCAGATAAATATTGCAAAATTTGGAGAGAATTCAATACTGAAGAAAAACCATCTTATTGGGTTGTTTGGCCACATTCCGAATCCAAAGGGTGGTGTAATAAAATACAAATAAATTTATAAAATATTTACATTATAATAGCCTTAGATCAACTTTATTTAACTTTATATTGTACTTTTTGGTATTTTTAACATTACCATTTTGGCGGATCAAGCGGACATTTGGTTTCCGCCATTCTAAGTCTTCCCTGAGAAGAGCATCCGCATTTTTCGCATTTTCCAGTTCCGCCAAATCCAGAACCATTCCAGAATTCGCATTTGCCGCATATCTCCATTCTTTGTTTAAATACTTCTCCTGAAGCAAATTTGGTTATATTTTTATCTATTTTAGTTTCTGAAGCATGAATTAAATTCATATTATTTATATTAAAGCCCTCTAGAGTTTTTTCTTTAAGCACAGGATCATCGGTAATTAGAGCTACAAGTTTTGCGTCTTCTTCATCAATTAATAAATCAACATACGCCCCAACGCGAGACCACTTTTTATCAGGATGCAAAAACCAAACAACAGCTCGCCCAATATCGTATGTCAAATTAACATCTAATTCTATTTTTACGCGACCATCCTGGATACTATACGAATTGGTTATTTTTGTAAATACCTTGTTAACGTGCGACGCATCATACGCAATTACCCTACATTCTTCAATTTCCTGTTCATTTGAATATTTTAAGTCAATCTTTAGTTTTTCAATCATAATAAATTATAAATTGTGTTTTATTTATTTCAATTTATTTTTTTTAAAAAACGAATATGGAAAACTTGTTATTAAACTAGTATTTTGAACATTATCTATCGGAGGATGATATCCAATTCCGGGATTTAATATTGAAAGCACGCCGGCTAAAGCAAATCCAGCATAAAATATATCAAGTGACATATGCTCTTTTCCTTCTATTAATTTTATCATTCTAGAAACACCCTTTTTACTATACCAGTTAAAAAAGGTTCCAGGAGGAGGAATTAAAACTATAGAAGACTTAGATTCCGGAATTGTTTTAGTATAAATTGATTCATCCCAAGTCACGCTTTTTCCAGACGCAGCCTCATTTATCAATTGTAGACCATATATTTTTCTTGGCTCTACAAATCCAAAACAAACAATCGATTCAACGCTCGGATTATATTTTCTTGCTAACTTTATACGATCCTCTAATTCAGCAGCGCCGTCTAGAGGAATTACGTCATCTTCCATTATCACCACGCCATCATCGTCTAAATTATTTTCTAATTGCTTTAAAAGCTTTAAATGAGATAAACTACAAGCCATTATCCCAGGAATAGAATACCTTCCAGTAAAAAGACAATAAGGCGAAAAAGGCATGGCATCAAGTCTTTTTTTACATTTAATTATTTCTTTTGCGTTAATGTTATTTTTATCAATAGCGTCAAAAAATTCAATATCAAAACCTAAGTTATCAATCCAGTTTTTTTTAAACTTTAATCTTCTATCTTCAGATCTATTTAAACTAACACAGTATTTTTTCATATTAAAATAATATAATTTTTAAATTGATATAAGCATGAATGATCTGGCGGACATCAGGATCTGTAAGTAAGGTAATCGTTTCTATTACGAGGATTGAATTATTAAGCCAACTAAACATATTGAACATAGATTAATAATTCAAATTTAATAATTTGGCTAAAATAATATAACATTAAACACTTCTATTAAGTGGATTCCGGAATCAAGCCTGGATCTATTGCAAAAGTTTTAAAAAATTCAAAACACATAGCCCCATTTTTGTTTGCGTAGTATAATCTAAAATCAATATTTCCACAAAAATATTGCTTTAATTGAATCGTAGGCGGAGTGCTGGAAGTATCTAAATAAACATAAGCCAAAGGAATATACATTGTTATTTTGTATTTCTCTCCCTGCTTTTGTACCTCAGTAGAATAATTGTCTCTATTATCGGCAGAATAACTCACTGCATAAATATTGGTAATTTTCTTATACTCATAATCATCATTATAAAAAACAACCATTAAAGCTATTTCTTTTTCAGGCTGAATCGAAATTTCAGCCAACTCCTTCCCCCCTCCATTTTTTTCATAAAATTTAGTATAATTTATTTCTCCATCTTCGATAAATGCCTTGTACTGACCCTGCACGCTTGTCTCATAAACAATCGCAGAAAATGGACATATTGCGTCTTCGGCTGCAGCGCTACATGGAAACCTATTTGTAATACTTGATCCTTCTCCTTTATTATTTAAAGACATAAAATTACTCCGTTAAAAATCCAGAAAATAAAAAATTTTCATCTATTCCGCTTATTCTATATAACATTCTATTGTTCAATATCCCGCTTTTATTATCATGCAAGATATCAAATCTTATATTAAAAATATCAGATCCGGAACATCCAGCGTCAAAAATATAACCCGTGCCAACATAAGCATTCTCTGAATTATTGTATTTTATTAATGATCCAGAATAAGACTCATTATTATATCCACTATTTATAATAAAACTACCAGAAAAATCATTATATATATCATACCATATATCTTTTAATAACTTAAATTCAAATCTTGTTCCGCTGCAAGCTTGCCTCTCTAAATTATACGACCAAGAAATCTCAGTTCCTTCCGTATTACTTCCAGACGATAATAAATCTAAATTAATATAATAAAAAGGAGACGCCTTCAACGGAATGTTAACCGGAATGCCGATATTTCCAAAATTAGTAAATAAAGAAATATCTCCAGTAAGAGGCAATGCCTGTTTATTTGAATCTGTTCTAAAGCTTGTTCCTCCACCGAAATCAAGAACAATCTGGCCAGAAGAACCTTGTTTTATTTTTGTTCCTGTTAAATTCGAAGATATTGAATAATTATCGTTAACAAATGATGAAGTTGCAGAAAAAATCTTAAAACCCTGCCAAGTATTTTTCGAATTATTAACCAAATACCCAGTTATTTTAGACCCAGTAATTATTGGGTTATTATTAAAATTTCCACTATAAGACGGCAGAGAATCACCCCATAAATCTAAATTAAAATTAATATCAGCTCCAGTTGTAGCAAGAAATAGATTATCAAATGTAAAATCACTAGCACATAAATTAGTATTCAAAGATACTGGGTAATTATTTATAAAATAACCAATATTTCCACTTGAAAAATTGCCAGAAATATCAAATTGCTCTTCGCGCGAATAAGATCTTATAAATCTATTTTTACAATCGTAAATCCTTCCGCTTATAAAACTGAATAAATCAAACCTACCAGATTCTCCAGATAAAAATACGCTTGAAATTCCAGACGAATTAGAAATATTTAAATCTAAATTAAAAGAAAAATTGGCTTGATCAGCGAAACTTTTATATAATACTCCACTAGATAAAAACATAATTACCTCACTTGTATTGCCGGTTGAGAAGATACTGACCCAACCCTTGCCGCAAAACTATCTTGCCTGACAAAAACTGGCGGACGCGTCGAATAAGAGTAAGAGGCTGAAAATCCAGAATCAGATATAGACATGTTTAAGTTTTCTAATCCGGAAGCAACGCCCAAAGGTAAAGAATTAACAAAACCTGCGCAAGTATAGGTCACTTTTTCCATATTATTGCTTTGCAAATAACCCCGTCTGGTTGCTATTTGCTGCGGAGTTGGTTTTTCTTTGGTTAAATTTTCAGCCGTTGTTCTATTTTCAACTATTAATCTAGTTTCTATTATGTTTGAACTACTAGAATTACTTCCAGATAAATTGAAAACAATACTTTCCGCCTCAGTTTGATCAGAAATAGCCTCGACCGAATAACTATAACTCATTACAGACCTATATTGAGCGTAAGAAGAAGATAAAATCCTTACGCTTTTACTGTTGATTGATATGGTTGCGCCCACACATGGCGATTTAGAAACTAAACCGGCGGTTGGTTTTTCTTTTTCAAGCTGATTATTATTAAATTTTAGTTCCTCCTGTTTTTTCATTATCTCCTCTTTGGCAGATAAACATTTTTTTTCGTTTATATCTTGCAGAGTACATTTTGGAGGATTGGGGTCTTTATTAGAATCTATATCAAAATGAGTAGTCTCTCTTTTATTTGTTCCGGTCGAATAATTAACACGAAATTTTAATTTTTGATCAACAAGTTCAACCTTTGGAATAATAATAATGGTGTTATATTTATTAAGCTCGCTTGCTGAAATTAAATTAGAATCTATCATTTTTTTATAAATTTTAGAATTAGATAAAACAGGAATCTGCAACGGAATTAATTTTTCAAGAGCCCGTGACCCGTCGTCATTTAATCCAAGCATTTCTAATGCTTCCACACTATTAGCGTCCGGACCAGGAGCACCCCTTGAAAATACAGGTCTTCCTTTAAAATTGTTACTATCACTAGCTGTTACATCATTATCTTCCAGAATCGAACCCTCAGGATCAAATGATATAGAAGTAGTTACTATCATATTTTTTGTACAAAATTTAGTCTCTTTTGACTTGTTTGTAGGGCACCTATAAAAATTACCTATTTTGCTCGTAAAAATATCCTGCTCTATTGCTGTCCATTTTCCTTCAAGTCCCGCGTCATATTTTGTAAGAAGCGCAACATAACCGGCGTCTAAATTAGCAGTCTGATATCCACTAAAATCAACTAAATCTTTTACATCCTCCTTCAATCCAGAGTCATTCAGAACAACAGCTAATCGAGATACAGCCAAATAATAAACACCAACAGAAAATCCAACCTGACTACCCCACGTAGTTATCCAAGAATAATTATAAATTTTTCTTAAAGATGGAGACACGAATCCCAATGCTGCGCTAATAATAAACTGTTGAGCAGTCCTTCCACCGCCATAAGACGTAGTTTCATTTTCAATCAATGCTCTATTTATAAAATATGACCAATTATATGGAATCAATGAACTGGTCGAATGAAACGTTTGAGAAAGACTCGCCGATGCTGTTTTTGGATTATATGGTTTAGCAAAATAATTTGCAGCCACTTGATTATATTTACCCTCTGCGCTTTTCGTATACTTTTTAGAAGTTATTTTAGGATCATTTGCAGCGACGGGCAAACTAAATACAGAGTTAGTGGCATCAAAAAATCTTAAAGTATTACTAGAATAATCCCAATAAAAAGAATATCCAAAATCTTGACACCAACTATTCAAAACAGACCTCAACGTACCCTCATAAGTCTGCCTTACGGTGCTATCATTTATTGGACAACTTGAAAATCCAGAAACACCAGTGACATTTTTCAAATCATTAAAAGTATAAGAACACGCCGGAAGCTCGCATTTTGTATCCGCAGGCTCCTCGGAGCCAATCATTATAATATCTCCTATTTTTTTATTTAATCCTCTAACACTTCTATCAACCTGAGTATTAGTATAATTATTTTTTATTATCTTAAATCCCGCCCCATCAGTTCCTATTGTATAAAATGCGTCTTCACTGGTAAATTTCACATCTAATTTAACGACTTTTTTAGTGCCGCTCTCGTTAAACATTCCCGGTCGAAAAACAACTACATGCAACTTGTCTAAAATAACACTTTTATCTATCAACGTGACAGTTAAAATATTTCCAGAATTAGACTCCTCCACCTCATAAGAATACACATATCCATTAAAATTAAAATTAGAAAAACTAATAGACGCGTCTTGCTCTATTAATGGCAATGAATACTGTCCCGTTCTATTAATAACTTTATAAGTAACCCTTGAAGGCTCAGAAGAAAAAGACTTCTGGAAGTCTATTGCATAAACAAAGCCATTTGACGAAAAAGATGCATTGATTGGTGGTATTAACTCTATAGCCATAAATTTATTTTAAATATTAAATTAACAATATCAATTATATATTCCAAAAATCACTATCTGAATAAGAAATTAATTTATAATTTAAATCTTGATCTATTACACAACCCGTTAAAATACTAAATTTAGAAATCTCAAGATACTCATTATCTATTTCTTGCCTCAATCCATTGACGTAAACTTGTGATGAATTATTAGAAAATCTGCCTAATGTATTTGTAATCAAATTACTTATTCCAGTTTTATATATTTTAGAATCAGATATATAGTTATTATTTATTTTTATTAAAACCGAAGAAGCAGGAATTTCAAAATTAATTTTATTTGTAGAATAATCAACACCACTTAGTAATTTGATTCCATTTAAAAACAATGAATAATCAGCATACGGTGAAGTTAAAATAGATGAAAAATTAACCCCGCTTCCCAAACCAGTTTGCAAATACACAGCATCACCACTTATTTTAGAAGAGTTATCATAAATTAAACTATCAGAAATTTCATTATATCCATTTGATCTTATTACAAATTTATCTAGAAATATATTTCCGGTTATATTGTATTTAGTTGAAAATCCATCCACATAAGAAGACCAGCCGCTTTCAAGCAACAGCTGACCATTGTTAAAAATTAAATTTTGTCCAGATCCAGTATGATTATTATAAACAAAATAATCAGATAAAATTGAATTATAAGATGGTTTTAAATTTATATTATTATAATATGTGTCAGTATAAAAAAACGCTTCAATTGAATCAATTTCGGAACATTCACGCAATGAATAAATAGAATCAAATCCCAAGGATGAAATAAAACCAGAATCTATATCTATAGAATCTGGATAATATCCCGTCTTAACAGAACATACAGATACATCAACTGGAATAAAAACCTCACCAGTTAAAAAACCAGTCAATTCTACATTGTTATATATTGGAGTTATAATTTGAGCCATTCCTGTATATACTCCAGTTGTTCCTGATGCATAAATATTTCCAGTCAACGGAGATTTAACATATATCGGATTTAAAAACCCGCAAGCATCCTCTACATTTCCTATAAAAACGTCATTATATCCAGTAACCCCAGTGCCAACAAAATATCTATATCCACTTTCTAAATACCCAGTAGGAACATATCCAGTTGAATATGTTACTCTTGTTTCGTAACCAGTAATTCCAGTTCCAAGTACAGTACCGCTTCCGGTGATCATTGAAACATTTTCGCAAAAATATCCAACTCCACTAATTCCCCCAGAAAATAAACTTGAATAAAAACCGCTATATAAAGTAGAAAAATAATCTTGCGGTATAATGCCACTTAAACAATAAAAGTCATCAAAATGCCCGCTAAATGATCGCCCAGAGGACCAATAAGAACCATTTGTGGACCCAATTCTAAAAGAGTCAGAGTGCTTATAAGTATATGAATCACAAGGCGAGGTTGAAAAACTCAACCTAGACTCTATAGGGTCAAATATGCCTAGTTGAAACTCTCCAAAAGATTTTCTAAAATATACTAGGTTTTTTGAACCTATATTTTCTTCGTAATTTAATGAAGTTTTTCCATATACAGGATTCCAATATTCTAAATATAATTTATTAGCATCATTCAATCCCAACGTGATTCCTGAAGAATTTGAAAAACTATTTCCAGCAGCAGAACTTAATAAAACTTCTTCGCCCCCCCTAAGTTTTTCATAGCAAAATAAAAAAGAAAAATCATCTTCCGGAATTTTTCCAGATATAGATATGGAATTCGATCCGTTTAAAAAACCGCTTCCAGGTGCGCTATAAAAACCATTAACTGTTCCATTTATCTTTCCGCTATATGTAGACCCAGTAACCCATGGAGGACTATCTAAAAATCCATTTGTAAACTTAGATCCAGAAACAAAATCATAAGCCGCCAATAACGAAGACTGAGATATACCCAGTGAATCCATTTTTTCCTTGAAACCAGATGAATTTAAAAGCGACATATTAACCTACTATTGTTCCATCAAAAGAATAAGAATAACTTATTGACATTTTCTTATACTTTTCATTGATTGTTTCATTTTTTTGATCTACTATCATATTTGTAGATTTTACATAAATATTCCTAAGTCTAGAAAGCTCTGCAAAAACACAAGTTTTCAATTGTTCTATTGTTTTATCCGGCTTAGCATTAGCCGAAATATTTATTGACACAGAAGATCTTGTAGCGCATCCAAATTTTTGGACATTATGATTTCCATTTGAATAAAGAGACGGTTGGACAGTATGAACATTAATTGACGGAGCCATCTCTACCTGTTCTGATATTGATATTAGTATATCAGCATACGGCATATATCTATCGCTCCAACTTGCAGAATATGTTATTTTAGCATTGAATTCATCATAATTTATATTTTCTGAGTTCGGCGTAGAGTCGAATCCTTTCACATATCCAGCTATTTTATATTCTTTTAAGGCAAGGTCGTATCCATTAAATTTTGTTTCATAATAATTTTTTACAGCGTTCCATCTTATTGAAGCATCTCCACGGTCACACAATATTTCTGCATCTATTTTAACATCAACTATGTTTTTTATTAAATTTTCAGATAAATCAACCCTGTAAATACATTTTGCTTCACCGGGAGCAACTGGATTATCATCATAACTCAAAGAAAAAGCTATTTCTGAAGCATCCGGATTTTCTGTTATTGATCTTAAAAAAGGTGTAGAGTTAAGTTTTATAGCGCCAGTAGATTTACTTGCATAATCTGCAGCAATTTGAAAAAAATTCTCTCCATTTATTTTAGCTCTTAATAAAGATAAATCAGGTTTACCAATGTTTTTCTTTCCAACGACAGATCCATCAATTGCAATTTTAGTTATTCCATCGTCTATATTTTTTGAAACATCCACTGCATATCTTAAAATACCCGCGCCATCGCTATTGGAGCTTAATAAATCACCCCTATACACCTCTTCAATTGAATATCTTCCATTAAACCTGTCTGTTTGTTCCGAAAAAGATTCTAAAATAAAATCCGTGGCAGATAAATTTTTAATTTTCAAAGAATCTATTTTTTTATTAATTCCAGTTTTAGTAGCCGCCCATTTCTTAGCATTAGCAACCGCCGATATACCAGATGAATTAAAACCAGCCGCAGAAATAGAATGCCTTAAATTCACAATCCCGTCCTCCGACTCCGAATATTCCCATGAATCTTGAGGATCTAAAACTCCATAATTAAGACCAAATGTACCACTATCATAACAAGATGCTTTAATATTAAATGGTAATATCCCATAGTATCTTGATTGATCAAATGATATAGATTCAATTGAGCAAATATCTGAAAGAAAAATTTGTGACGAATCTTCAGTTATTCTTATTGGCAAATTATCTTTTTTGAAATTAGAAATTAATTTATTTTTTTTATTTTCTAGATCGTAAAATGCAGCCGGACCAATTCTTCCAGTTATTTGTCCCTCTATAGAAAAATTATATTTAGAACCCCAATTTGAGCCATATTCAATATATTCTTTATCAAAATACAAAAATGGAGTTGGACATATTCCTGAAAATACGTCACTTCCACCATATAATATTTTAACATTTCCTGGCATCCTTTTTATATCCTTTCAATTACCTACATAAAATTACACATTAACTAGATGATGCTGCTTCAGAATATTTATATTTAGCAGTAAAATTAACATTTTGTTCTATTTCGTCCGAGGAAAAAGAAAAAGACTCCATATACATATCTGTTCCAGAACCCTTATTTAAATTTGCTAAATTAACACAATCTGAAAAGAAAGAATCACCAGCAAACGGCAGCGTGGTGCTAGATATTTCTAAATTTCCTCTGACATCTCTTTCTCCCTGCTTTGATTGATTTGCCAATTGAGCAACTGCATAAGCCGAAACTCCACCAGGCACGATAAAATCATTATGTATTCTCGTAGCCTTAGAATCATTTATTTCTACAGTTTTTCTTCTAATAGAATTTGTCATATCTAGCGTCATGTCATCTGTTCCAGACCAACTATAAGAAACAACTCCATTGTAAGGTTGATGTGATAAATTTTTGGTTATTATTTTTAAAGTTGATCCGGGGGGCTTTGGAGAAGCCATAGAATAAAATGAAGTCATCCTGCCCTGTACGCCACCTTTTTCTGTATTATATCCGGCAATAGCCTTATTAAATTTAGCCACTGATCCAATTCCATCATTGCCGCTAATATTACCAGCCTCAGATACGTTCCAAATCATGTCCTCGGATCTAGATAAATCTAAAGTATATTCAAAAGTGTAATCATTTTTCCTTCTTTTATCATTAGTAAATGTAACATTGTATTCTATTTCCCCAGAAAATTTATTTCTTTTGACGCCCCTTTCAATTTCTTTATTTATTAAATCACTTTGTATCCCGAAAGAAGATTTGTAATTATTAAAAACGGCCACGCAACGAGTAAATACCCCAGAAATTTCAGATGAAAATCCAGCCTCCGCAGAGTCAAATAATGTTGGATTTAAGCATTCGCCCTTGATAGAGTTAGATTCTGTTACGTTGGTTATACCATCTTCTCCAAAATTAACACTTATTGATCTTTTTGTGGAAAAGCAATTCGTAGAATTTGAAAAAGAAAAATTTCTCTTAAATCCGCATGAGCCATTTATTACATCATAATTTTCTGAATAATAATCTTTTCTAACATTTTCTGGGGGTTTAGAATATGTTATATCTGATAAATTCTCAAGAAACGTTTTTGAAAAAAGCAAATTCGCAAGATTTTTTGCAAATGTAATTTTGTCATTAGAAAACAAGCTGGACATTCTTATGTCTATAGAGTGAGTTCCACTTACTATATTTTCATTAGATGAATAATCAGAAGAATAAGATTCCGTGAACTCTTCGATATATTCAATTGAATTTTTAATACTCGATATTATATCTCCATTAAATTCTTTACTAGAAAATGTAGCCAAATCGCCCTCTTGAATTATTTCAATAGATACATTATATTCAGTTACTTTTACCCAATTCCCAGAGTCGAAAGAAATATTAGTAATTTTACCACGACCATAATTTATACTATTTACAATTATATCTTGATATGAGCCCAAAGAGTCTGATAAAGCCTTACAAGCTTGAAAAACATCTTTAACTCCAGATGTTTCCTTTAAATCTAGAATATATCCATTTATAGAAAACGAAATGGTAGAACCATATTTAAAACCATTATTTCCCCAAAAATTATTTTTGTGGTCATAAGTTAATAATTTTACATTTTGGAAATCCATAAACTGTTATACTCTTAACTTTGGAGGTGGAGGATTACCAGCTGCAGTTTTTGCTATCGTAGTAACTCTCTCAATGAATTCAGGAGAAGAAAGGAAAGCAGTTAAATCACTCTTTATTTTATCCGCCACATTTGTTACCT